CAAGCACTCTTCTATTCTGAATATCATTTCTCTATAACGACTTATATTATTTGATATTCTTTGCTTCAGCTCCTCTAATTGCTCATACTCACTTTTTATTTCATACCCATTTCCACCTTGCCCTCCGACACCACAGCATTTTTTTAGTTGTGGATTAGCTAGATGCTCAGTTTCTTCTTTTATCCTATTTTTATACTTAGGATAACTGTATAACACATCTTCAATTTCTTTCAATACTATTCTTTGCTCCTGTATTGCCATTATCTCACCTCTTTAACTATTTTTAGGGACTAACTCAAATTCTTGAATTCCCCATTCCAAAACTTCTAAATCTATCCCTTTTTCTTTGTATAAAGCCTTAGTATTTCTTATGAATTCTAATTGTGCTTCTTCTTGTTCTTCATCAGTCAAAGTTCTTTTTCTGAAGATAGATTTTTTAATAATTCTCTCAGTTGATCCTTCTTTTATTTTTACGTCTATTTGATATCTGTACATCATTTTTAACCTCCTATCTCTTATATTTCCTATTCTTATAAGATTCTAATTTTGCAATATGCTTATCAAAATCCTGCTCTGTTAATCCAGTTACTAACAAGAGATTTACAGTAGCAGTTATTAAATCTAAAGCTTCTGCTTTAAAATTATTGATGTTTTTAATTGTTGTAAACGTGCTAGTTTCTCTAACTTCTGCCAATAACTCTTTGTACTCTTCTTTAACCTTGCCTAGCTGTGCTGTTTCGTTTGCATAAGCTATTGATTTATAGTTCATTAGTTTATTTAAGTCTATATCCATTTACTCATTCTCCAATCTAAATTATTTATATTTTCTTAACTTGTCCTAAAACCCATTTTAAAATAATAGATTCTCTTTTTAGTTCTTCTATTATTTTACAGTCTTTTAAAGAATTTTCTAAAAATTCAATGTTTTCTTCATACTCTTTTAATTTATCTCTTATTTCAGTCTCTGTTCTCATTCTCCAATCTCTCCTGCTCTAACTTTTTCCCAGAATCCTTTCCATTCCTTGCTGTCTATAATTTTTTGTGCTTCTTCTTCGGTTTCAAAACAGTTTCCTAAATTATATCTGGTTTTATCCTCAGTATGCATAAAATTTAACTTAGAAATAGTATATCCATCTGAAGTTATAAAATGGTATTGTTCATATTTTTCTGGTTTAAATCTCTTAGGTATTCCATGTTTTTCATTAATTGCATTTACGAGATCCTCAAGAAGTCCAATAATTTCATTTCTCACTAAAAAAGGAATATGAGGATAAATACGATTTATAAAATTTTTTTTAACTGTGATAGCACTCCAATCATTATTAATCTTAGTTATTTCTATCTCTAAAACCTTTTCTTTTCCCATTACTTCCTCCATTATTTTATTGAATTAATATATTCTTCCACTTCATCATAATCAAAGTCTTCCATAGCTTCATCATAAAACTCCCAATCATCAACTCCTGCATTTGAAAGTGCATTAAGTTTAAAATCTGATTCTAGTAAATCTTCTAAATATTCTCTTGTTATTTCATAATTTCCATTTTTTAATTTTTTAATTTCCATTGTATCCTCCTATTTCGTTATTTTTTTGTAATTGAAGAAGCTAATATTTTATAACAATCTTTGCATACTAAATAAAACCTATCCCCATTCAAAAAATTAAAAGTTAATTTTTCTCTTATCCACTTAGTATTTTTATGACTACAATTCATTTGTTTTATTTTCATTTTATTTCCCCCAATCCGTTTTCAAACAATTCTTTGTCATCAGCATGCACCAGCTTCCTCCAATCTAATTACACTGTCATCAACTTCTTTAAGCCACATAGTTTTAAAATCTTCAAAAGTCTTAATCACATCTGTTATCATAGATTTTAAAATTACTCCTATCATGTTTCTTTTGTGTGAATTAACAGTTCCAAACATCATAATTACAAGAAACATAGTCCTAAGAAGTTCTAAATTATCTCCTGTTTCTTTATGCTCACAAACAATAAACACTTCATCTAAAATTTTAATGACATCTTTTTCAACTCTATAATTAATCTGATTCTTAAATTTATCAATGATTTTATCAGAAGCCTTTATAGTTCTTGTCAAAATAGCTTTATAATATCTATTTAGAACCATATTCTCTTTATCCCAAAGTTCTCTATTAATTTTTAGATATTTATTTATAATATAAATTAATGTAATTCCTTGCATATCTCCATCTTTATGAGTAACTCTTATCTTTTTCATAAAAATCACTCCTTTAACAAATACCCCAAATATTCATAAGCCTTCTTATAATCTTCTATTCCGTTTTTCTTTCTGGCTCTCATGACATATTTGAGAATATTTCCAATACAAACAGCTTCTTTTCCTTTCATATCTTTTGTAACTTCAAAAATAACATCTTTTACTTCAATCCCTAAATCACCAAGCATATAATGTTTTGGAGATTTAACATTATCTACTTCAGAAGTTTCAACAGTTTCTTGAGTCCCGTTTTCAATAATTTTTAATATTCTATTTTTAAGTCTTTCACTAGCTTCAACTTTTCCACATTCTAAATGTGACAGATAAGGTTGTGTGACTTCTAATTTTTTAGCAAATTCCTTTTGATCTATATTATTATTTACTCTATATTCTTTTACTCTTTTTCCTAAACTCATTTTTTTATCCTCCAAAATTATTTTTATAAAAAAGGGATAGATTTTTTTATCAAGGGATAGATAAGGGAGCGATTAAGGGATAGATTTTTTTGTTTTTCCATTGGTATTAAAGGAAAAGGGATAGAAGTGATAGATTTTCACTCTATATCTTTTTTTTTCTTTTATTTATATATTATATATATTTATATATTTTTAATAAAAAAGTATAAATAAATAAATCCCATCTATCCCTTTCTTTTTATTGTCAATACTAAATCATCAACAATCGCTCCCTAAATCTATCCCTCATCTATCCCTTTTTTAATTAATCTATCCCTTTTTTTTCATCATTAACTTTAATCCAGCCATGTGTCTTTTTTCTAATTTTCATAACACCATTACTTTTATAAGTTTCAAAACCAAGAGCTTCTAATTTATGAGAGAATCTCTTTTTACTTAATGCACCATAACCACTTTCATTACAAAAAATGGTGTAACAAACATAAATCTTACCAAAAGTATCATTTTTGATGTCATTTAAAATAAAATCTTCTCCATACTCTTCAATAAATAATTTAACATTATCAGATTCAGTTAAATATCTATCTGTGAGTTCTTGAACTAATTGACTTTTTGTAAGCTCTCCACCATTAGCTATAATTCTTTTCATTCCATTCAAGCCCCTATTAAGTATTCTTGATTTAGCAGCTGGGGTTGATAGTTTTTGGTCTATTTTCATATCTATAGTTTTTACAACTGCATCACAAGGAAAACATATAACCCTTCTAGCTATTCCACCAGATTTATCTTTGAAATTTGGCATCTCATTACAAGTAAAAATTAGAGTTGCAACAGATTTCATTTTTATTGGATTTTCATACAATGCTCTACAAAGTATTTCATTCCCTGCAGCAAGAGTTTTAACTGCTCTTGACTTTTCTATAAGTGAAGCATCTATATCATCTCCACAGTTTACGAGTTTTCCATTTATTGCAAATAAGTTTTCAGATCTATCAAATTCTTCCAAAGCCACTGAGCTATGTAATTCTCCAACAAAGTTAGATATCATATTTAATGTTGTTGATTTTCCATTTTTTCCACTATTTGCAACAAAGAAAAATACATGATGCGGAAAGCTAGAAGTCATTAGAATATGTCCTAACATTTCTTCAAATAACATGATTAAACTTTTATCGTGGTTGCAAAACCATTCAATATAATCGTCTACATCTTTACATTCTGCATCAGGATCATAAGCTACATCTAAATTAAATGGTGTAAATACTGTATCCATATGTAAGATGTCAGCTCCATCTAATATAAATCCATTGTTTAATTTTATTGGATAATTATTATTGTTAGGCTCGATATCTGCTATTTTAGTTAATTGATGCAGAAGTTCATTATCCTGTGACTTTTTTAACTTTAAATTCATCTGTTCTAATATTTCTCTTAAAATATTATTTGTTCCATCATTTCCAACGTATGTCTTCTTTCCATCTTTGTCTTCTTTAAGAAAATAAAATCTGCCATTGTAAATTTTTAACTGAAATAACTTTTTTACATACTCTGCAACAGCAAATATATCTAATTTCTTATTTCCTTTTTCATCAGAATAATAAAGTTCTATTTCTTCAACATCTGATTTTTTGAAAGCCGATAAAATAGTGGGTTTTAATTCATCATCTGTCAATGGAGTTTTAAACACTTTACTATTTATGAAGTCAGCTAATTCTATTATGTTTTCTTCAAGTACATTGTTATCTTGCAGTGTTTTTATATGCTTATAAATAGCTTGGTTTCTTCCATCACCATCATCTAATCTAAATAAATTATATTTAGCAGCTGGGATAGGATATAATGCTATAGGTAAAATAGCTAAATTATCAACTGTGGTATCGTTTAAAATCGTTCTGACAACTCCGTTGACCTTTACCTTAGCCGATGCTTTTTTCTTTCCAAATCCTGTTTTATAATCAACATTTAAACCACAGTAAGTCATAATGTTGATATTGTTATGTAATTTTAATCCATTTGGAATCTTATAGTATAAGTGAGCTCCACGAGTAGTCTTTATTGCTCTGGTTGGATATTTATTTAGTATTTCTTTCCATAAATCATCAACATGATCAAAGTCAACTACTACAACATCTTCTGGAACTAAAAAGGCAGCATCTGATATTTTAGATATGTCATAAACAAAATCATCAAATGATGTTTTGGGTTTGCTTGTCCCAGGTTCTAACTCTATGTATTTTGGTTTAGTTCCCATGATACCACCTTTCTATCTGTGAATTTGTTCTTCTCTATCAATTTTCTATAATAGTCTAAATCTAAAATACTTTTGTCTAACTTTTCAATTTCTTCATTGTGAATATAAACTCTATCTGCTGAATTTGGAATCTTAGAACGTGTCTCAACTTCATCTTTTATTTTTACTTTATAAATAGAACCATATTCTTTCTTCCAAGTTGCAAATATTCTATTAACTTTTTGTAGTTCAATAGCTTCACCATCTATAACTGTTTCTACATGATGAAATGTTCCACCCATTTTGGCTACTTGCTGAAATGGCATTAAATTATTTTCTTTTATTAAAGATAGTATAAATCTATCTACTGGAATATCATCCATGTAATAAGCCTTTAAGGCCATATCTATAATTGTGAGATTATTTTTATCAAAGCTTCCTCCATTGTGATTTGCGAATAATCCTTTTCCTTTTAATTTATAGCCATCTTTTGTCTTAACTTTTAAGATATAATTATTAACATCTCTTTGAGCTATTTTTACAGCATAATCATAATCTAAATTTAATCCATAGTTATTTTCCCATTCTTTGCATAATTCTATAATTTTTGGTAAATCATTATCATCATATGCTAGTAAAATTCCATCGGTATTGCTTTGGATTATTTTAGAATAATCTTTAAGTGATACTATCAAATCTGTTAATAATAGTTGCCCATTTATACAAATATTATTACTCATAACAGGATCATATAAATTATTGAATTCTGATTTTAAAGCTCCAAATGTTGAGTTTAAAAGTATCTTATATATTTGTTGTTTTGGATCTTTATTTCTTTTGTATTCCATTCTAGTATCATATAAGTTTTTATATAGTTCAGGATGCTCAGAAGCTCTAGACATAAAATTAAAATTAATAATCATACTAGGGTAATAACTTCCAACATCGACCATTAGCATGTTACCTTCATAGAATAAATTAGGTCTCGCAGCATGTAATCCACCAAAAGCATAAGTATGATCCACTCCACATAAGTTATATATTAAACTTTCTTTTTCCAGCTCTTTAAAATCTTCTCCAGCCAGAAATCTTTTTTGAATGTCATCATAAAAATCTAAAATTGGCTGAGGAATATTCTCTTTTCTTAACTTATCAGTTATAGTGAATAACATTCTATCTTTGTTTAACCTTGCTTGTGTGGGTAATTTAGATTTATTACATTGTAAAACTTTAGCTGCAAGGTTTGCTCTTGTCTTTTTAGAATCTAATTTGGATAAATTAAATTCTTTGCAGATGTCAATTTTAGATTCAAAGTAATCTTTTCTATATTTGAATACTTTCTTTGTAGTCTCTACGTCATGTCTACAATACTTAATTACTTCCATTAATTCAGTATCTGTTAATGATCTATCTAAGTTAAAAGAAATTGGTGTTTCTATAATGTTCATACCCATATTACTCTCTATTTCTTTTAAACTTATCCCTGGTGGAAGTTCTTGCTTAGTATCGTAAGTTGGTAATTGATTAGCTATTTTTTTATAAAAGCTAGTGTTTTCACCATTTATAATTTTTTGAGATAGTTTATATACTTCTCCTGGTGTCATATTTCTTGATATTATGCCTGCTAAAATTAAATCATCATAGTTATGATTGTTGAATCCTATCAAGCAATTTATATTTTTCATTGTCTTTTTCAACAGTTCAGGATCATTGTGTATTATTATTTCTTCGTCTTGAGTGGTGATTATAACAACTAACCAATCACACATAAAAACTTCAAAGTCATAAAATCCAACTATATCACTTCTCATTTATTTATCCTCCTTTCATAGAATATTAGGGAGAGTCAAACTCTCCCTTTTTTATTTTTTCCTATTATTCTTGGAAAATAAACTTGAAGTTTTGAAATTCTTTTTTAGTCGTTAACTCTATAACTACATCTTTTCCAATAAGATCATCATTTAGTCTTTGTGCTAATGCTACTTCATTTGCAAAGTCTAAAGAAGTTAATGCTTCTCCTGTTAAGTTATAAATTATATTTATAAACTTTTTTAGGTTCATAGCTGCCATTTTTCCACTAAAGTATACATTTGCAAAATACTTTTTATTTTCATTTATTAAATTTACAGTAAATGAAAACCATTGAGTACCTTTTTCATTTTCCTTGTATTCAAGTCCTTCTATAACTCCTTCATAAACTCCATCGGCTACAGAAAAATCTGTTTCCTTATCTCCTGCCTTCCAATCTTGTGCCTCTAATTCTGCCATGATATCTGCTATACTCATTATTTGTTACCTCCATCTTTATTTATATTATTTGTGTTATTTGTTGTCTTGCTTACATCTTTATTTTTTGTCGATGCTACTTGTTTAATAGCTGGTTTTATCTCGAAAACACCTTTTACTGTTTTTAAGATTCCAAGAATCTTTTTGTCTTTTATATCTTCTTCTTTGTATGCTTCTCTTTTGTTAGTGCATATTCTAATGTAGTTACTTCCAATTTTTTTAGTTTGTATAGAAAAATCACATCTACCCATACAAGCATTTAATTGTTTTTGTCCTAAGCTAGGAGCTTGATACATTGTTTGCCCATTATTTTCAGATTTTTCTATTGAATGAGATATAAATATTACATTCATATTCATTTGAGTTAATTCAATCATTAACTTCTTCCATACTGCATTGAATTTAGCATAGCCTTTTCCAAATGGAATATCGGCTAATGATTCAACTTTTGCTGCTTCACATATATGAATTGTTAGCATAGTTTCAATATCATCTATCAAATCTATAATTACAGTCTTATATGTATGTTTTTCAGTTTTTAGAGCTTCTATAACTTCTGCAAACTCTGCAAAGGTTTTAATTGCAACAGATGGAGTATTTACTTTTGTAGCATTTCCATCAGTGTTAATTATTAATGGACTATCAAATTCTCTTGCTAAATAAGTCTTTCCTGACATTGATTCACCCCATATCAAAAAGCTTTTTGGTGTAATATCTGCTATTTTTGGTTCGTTTACTGGTAATTTAATCATTTTATCCTCCTTATAATCCTAGTGCAGCAAGTGCTGACTTTTTACTATTATCAATATTTGTATTACTTATTATTTCTTTTTTAATTTCTTCCACTACATTTTTATCTGCTCTAACTGTAATTTTTACATAGCCTTTTACATTAGTTATTTTGTTATATTTTTTAGCTATTTCGGGTAATTCTTCTTTTAATTTTTTAGAATCAATTTTTTCACTTGTTGTAGGATTTATTTTTGTGATCATAAGATTATTTGTAACTATTGTTTTAACTCCTACATTATGCATTAATTCATATAATATTTCTCTTTGTGTTTTGGTCTCTTTTTCAATATCTTTAAGTCTAGCTAATTCTTTTTCCAGAACTGATAATTTATTTATAGTGTTGTTATATTCAACCAATTTATCATTGAAATAAAACTCTTCTTCTGTCATATCTGGATTTTCTTTTAATCTTTCTATATCATTCCAAAATTTCTCTGCTTTAGATAATATTTGTTGTATCAATTTATCATCTCTTTTTATTTCCATCACAGATATTCTTTCTGGATCAAATTCTTGATTGAAGTAATCATCTGTGTGTTGAGTTTCATAATCTAATCCAGTCCAAAAATTATCTGGTCTTTTATATTGAACTAAGTAACCTTTTTCAACATTAAATTGAAACATATACATTTGCATTTGTAACACATAATCATATACATCTTCATATGTTGTCTTGTCTCCAGCATTGGTTTTAATCTCTAAGAGCAATCCTGCATCTTTATCTAATCCATCACAGTTAGATCTAAGTCCTAACTCTTCATTGATATTTGTATTTTCTTTAAATTTAAGCTCATAAATACTATTGATATAATCTCTGATTTGTGGTTCTAATAATTGACCATATCTAGTGTATTCATTTCCTTTAAATGCTGCAGGGATTACTCCAGCTTTTTCTCTTGCGAGAGTAAAACAATCTTTGAAAGGACTTACATTAAACAGTGCGGGTAAATCACTCCCACCAAGGTATTTATTTCTATTTTCTGTCACATTCTCTCCAGGAGTATGTGATATTAATTTTTCTTGTTCCATTCATATCCTCCTAAATCTTCTAAACTTAATAACTTATCTACAAAGTCTTTTTTGTCATCTAACCTTGTATAAACCTTTTCTTCTATTGTCCCTATTCCAATGTACTTATAAACTGTTACTTTGTTTTTTTGACCTATCCTATAAGCTCTACCGATAGCTTGCTCATAATCTTGATAACTCCAAGTAGGACCAAAGAATATTACTTCGGAATTATATTGAAGTTCTATACCTGCTCCTCCTGCTTGAATTTGTACAAGAGTAGTTTTGTTTTTTAGATTTTTAAAATCTTCAAACTTAGGTATTTTACTTAGTGAACCACTAACTTCATAATCTACTTTTATTAATTTCTTTATAGCTTCAGCTTCTTTTTTAAAGTTATAGAAAATTAAGATATTAGAATCTGTTGATTCTCTAAACTCTTTTAAATATTCTAGTTTTTCATTAAATCCAGCATACTGTCTAAGTCCAGCTATAAATTTTGAAGAACTATCATATAATTCATCTCCTAAAACTCTATCTTTTTTTATTGTTATATATTCATTACCAGCATCAAAATACTTTTCTTCAAATACTAAATCTGGTAAATCCAAACAATCATTTTTTTTAAGGGCTATACTACTAATGGCCTTCCAACATTTATCAATGTATTCTTTGTTCTTCCAATCTACTATTTCATAAAATCCCATGTAGTTCGTTTTCTTTATTGCATTAGATTTCTCATAAGCATATCCACTAACATAAATTCCAAATATGGCCATATAATTTCCTAAATCTTGATAACCATTACTTGCTGGTGTTGCACTAAGCAAACAAAAACCATAAGATGTTTTACATAGTTTTAAAGCTAGTTTACTTCTTTGAGACTTTTTATAATTTTTAATGTAATGACACTCATCAAAAATCAAATAAGTATTTTTGTCTCCAGTGACATGCTTTAATCTACCATAACTAACAACTTCATAATCTATATTTGTTCCATAGTATTTATTGAAATTATTAATTTCTCTATCCCAGCCACCTTCTTTAACTTTCTGAGCTGGTGCTATTATAATTAATCTTTTACCTTGTGCATGCTTCCAGTAATGATGTATTGATAATATTGTCTTTCCAGTTCCAGTTCCTAATGGATATATATAGTTTTTTAAACTTTTATCCAGTAAGTCTTTTTGATATTGGTATAGCATCATAGTAACCCACCGTCTTTTAATATTTGCCAAAACTCTTCCATATTGTGAGCTACTCCAACCAATCCGCCACTATCTTTTATCTTTTGTATTTGAGCTTTTTGTAATTCAGAAACAATTCCACCATCACTTCTTTTAACTTCTATAGCTACAAATTTACCATTTATACAAGCTATAATGTCAGGTACTCCTGTTTTTTGAAATGCTCCACCATGTACTTTAAAATACCAGTGATTATTTTTTTTTAACCATTTTTTTATTTTATTTTCAACTTGCTTTTCTAACATTAATGGATCTCCTTTATATTGCATAATTCCAAAGTTCTCTTATAGGTATTGTCAAAGGTTCTCCTGTACTTACATTCTGTAAAACAGCTATATCTTCATCCTCCAATACCAATTCATAATATTTATCATTTATCTTAAACATTCTTGCCTCCTAAAATTTATTTAACAGCTGTATTAATAGTTCAGCCAATCTTATTTTTTCACTCACTTTTACACTATTTTTTAAATCTTCTAAAAGTGAATCTATCAGTTCATTAACTATTTCGATTTTTTCATCGTTTTTATTTATGACTTGTGTTTTAAGAACAACCCAAGAACCTTTAACTTCTTTTATCCAACCATTATTTTTAAATCTAAGGATACATTTTTTAACAGCTTCATAGTCTTCATTTAGATATTCGGCTATTTGTTTTCTGGATTTGTTAGGGTATTCTCTCAAGCATTCTAAAACTTCCCATCTGTTTATCATTATTCACCTCTTGAATTTATTACTAATTTAATGTATAATTCAAGTAAATAGATTTATCTATTTACTTTTTTGTTTTAAACATCTGTACAACTTTGGTCGGGAGTAGCAGATGTTTTTTCTTTTTTATAACTTATTCCATTTAGAAAATTTAACCAATGAGCTTTTATAATTAAGTAAGCCCCTCTTTCGTTTTCTTCATTTCTTTTTTTATAAATACATCCAGGAACTTCATTTGCTCTAATTAGGCTGTAGACATCATCTTTATTAAGTTCACCATTTGATAAAGCAACAGCCTCATCTACTGTTATTTTGTAATTTGCCATTTTACACCACCTTTCAATTGTTTAGTTTAATTAGTTGTTCTATTATGTTCAGACACTCATTTTCTACAAATGTTAAGTTATTTGCTGGCTCACTATAAATATGATTTGTATCAAAACCTATATAATAGACACCATCATTGAATCTGTATCCGCTGTAACTTAATCCTCCATGGCAGTCTATATTCTCTAAAACATCATAATACTCCTCATAATAAATATGATTTTTCTTGACTTCAACATATCCACAATACCAGTTATAACGTCCATCGTCTGTGTGAGTAATTACATAACTAGACCCTTTAAAAATTCCAACTTTCATAATTTCAAAATTCATTTTTTATCCTCCTTTTAAAATAAATCTCCAAAATCATACAGCTCTACATATTTGCAGTAGAACTTCCAGATTAAATTGATTAACCATTTTGCCTTAGATTTGATATCCTTTAATGAGTAGATTAGCCATACAGTTTTATATTTAATTACATCTTTAAAAGATGGTCTTGCAAAAGTTTCATCTTCATTGATTTTCATTGCTAACCTCCATCTTTTTATAAGCTTCCATTACTGCTACTACATCTTTTAATTTAGCAGTAGCAGGAAATGGTATTATTTTTATTAATCTTAAAAATTCATTTCTATGTATTCCCATCATTTCCCTCCTTTTCCTTTTATCCTCTACTTGTGATATAATTTAAATAAAATTATATGTGAGGTGTTTATTTTATGAAATCTGCTATTACTGAACTTTATCTTTTAAATAAGTCAAATGTTGATATATCAACAATTGAATTTATAATTCCAGATTATTGTCCTAAATGCCATGCTCCATTTGTGCATAATTTTTCTAAAGCTATTATTACTGACGAAAAGAAAGTTGAAATTTTTATGTATTGTAACCATTGTTCATCTTCTTTTATAACAAAATATAAAGGTTTTGCTGAGAATCCAAGTTATACTTCTTATAGAAATAATGCTGTTTATTGGGCTACTAATCTTGAAAAATGTGAACCAATTTATCCAGAAAATAAATTATTCTCAGAAAAAATTGCCATTCTTTCTCCTATGTTTCAAAATATCTATAATCAAGCAAATACTGCTGAAAGCTACTCACTAAATGAAATAGCTGGTATGGGATATAGAAAAGCCCTTGAATTTCTCGTAAAAGATTTTTGTATACATTTTAATCCTGATAAAAAAGCAGAAATTGAAAATATCCTTTTAGGAAAATGTATCTCAACTTATATTTCAGATGAAAAAATCAAAAATCTTGCTACTGCTTCAACTTGGATTGGAAATGATGAAACTCATTATGTAAGAAAGCATATTGATAAAGATATTCAGGATATGAAAAAATTTATTCATGCTCTTCTTTATTTTATTGAGTATCAATTAACAGTTGAAGAAGCTACTACTTTCACAACACCATAATTATTTTTTTAATGACATCTTTAAGATGTCATTTTCTTTTTTTAATTGTTGATTTTCTTCTAATAATTGTTGAATAACATCTTTTAATTTTTTTATTTCTTCTTCTAATACTTTTAAAAATTCTATTGTTTCTTGAAATTTTTCCATACTCCTCCTTTCTTTTATAGAAAAAATGATATAATATTAGCCTTTTTATTGACAAATAACTCTTATTATGTTATAAAGTTATTAGCAACTATTATAGCTTGTTGCTAATAAAATAAAATAGGAGGTGTTATGATGGCTAACTCTAAACAAACTTCTAAATCAGTGGCTTCAAAAGCTTCTAAAATTCTTAGAGATGATAGATATAGCAGTACTTCTAAATCAGTAGCTGGAAGTGCTTTATCTCAAACTAAGACATCTTCTAAGAAAAAATAATCCCTATAGGCTGATAATTATTCCCAGTAATTATCAGTTTTTTTATTTTTTTTGTTTACTTTAAGTGTCTAAAAAGTTTAAAAAAATATTTTTTCTCTTTCTTTTTCATTAAGATTTAAAAGTTCAGATATTTTTTTAACTTCTGAAACCTTAAATTCGTTTTCTCCATTCACTTTTTTTCTCATTCCGAAAGGACTCAAATTCAATTGTTTAGCAATCCAATTAAAACGATATCCACTCTCTTCAATTTTCTTTTTTAATAACTCTGTTTCAATCATAAGAAACCTCCTTTCTTTTTTTGTTTACTTTAAGTGTCTAACACAATATAACATATCGTTCTCTTAAAGTCAACATATTTTTTAAAAAAATTAAAAAAAAGTTGCTTTTTAGTGACTAATGTTATATAATTCAATTAATAAAAGCTAGGAGGTAAAATTTATGACACTTGGTGAAAAGGTTAAATTGAAAAGAGAAGAATTAAATCTTTCGCAAGAAGAATTAGCTGAAAAAATGAATTACAAATCAAAAACATCTATACATAAAATAGAGGTTGGAATTACTGATCTTCCTTTATCAAAAGTAAAAGAATTAGCTGCTGTTTTAAAAACAACACCAGCTTATTTGATGGGTTGGGAAGAAGATAAATCACAAGAAGATTCTAATATAGATATGGATACTGTAAATACTGACTATATAATGATACCTTTGTATGAGAGTATTTCAGCAGGATATGGAGCTAGTAATTCTGAATTTATAGAAATGATTCCAGTTTTTGGGTTAAAGAAAAATGGAACAACATATTTTGCTGTAAAAGTTGAAGGAGATAGTATGGAGCCTAAAATACCAAATGGCTCTACTATCATAATAAAAAAGGATATACAAATTGAAAATGGAGAAATAGGTGCATTTAATCTAAATGATGAAAATTTTGTTAAACAAAAAAAAGTAGTAAAAGACAGATTAATTCTACATTCATTCAATTTAGCTTATGATGATAAGGTTGTGAATGAATTTGATGATTTTGTAGAATATGGTAAAGTTGTTAAAGTTATGATTGACTTATAAAAAATTTTAAAAAGGGGAGATGTATTTATGGATTTAAAAGATAATATTGAAGAATTATCAAAAAAAATTGAGAAGTACAAAGACAGAGTAACTAATGAAGAAATGACTAAAACAGTGTTTGTTTTGCCTTTCTTTGATATGCTTGGTTATGATACTAGAAATCCTTTTGAATTTCATGCAGAATTTACAGCAGATATTGCAGATGCAAAGGGTGAAAAAGTTGATTATGCAATTTTAATTGATGATGTTCCAAGAATATTAGTGGAATGTAAAGATTGTAATAATACGCTTGAAAATTGTGATAAACAATTAACTCGTTATTTTAATGTTACACCAGCTAAAATTGGAGTTTTAACAAATGGTATTGTTTATAAATTTTATACTGATTTAGAAAAGCCTAATATGATGGATGAAAAGCCATTTTTAGAAATAAATCTTTTAAAAATTAAAGATTATCAAATAAACGAATTAAAAAAATTTGCTAGAAATACATTTGATTTAGATAATATTTTAAATAGTGCTGAGGAACTAAAATATTCAAATGCTATTAAAAAACTTTTAAAATCTGAGTTTGATAATCCAACTGAAAACTTTATATCTTATATTTTAAATGAAATATATGGTGGTATTAAAACTCAAAAAGTAAAAGATAGATTTACTAATACTATTAAAAAATCCATAAATGAATTTTTAAATGATATTGTTAGAAGTAAATTAGAGGGAGCTTTGGAAGTGAATAAAGCTGTTGAAAAGCAAATTGAGGCTCCTCAAGAAATGATTGAAGAAATAACAGAAGTTGAAGCTGGTCCTATAACTACTGATGAAGAATTACAAGGTTTTTCAGTAGTAAAAGCATTATTATATGGAACAATAGAACTTGACAGAATAACATATAGAGATACTTTAAATTATTTTTCTGTAACTATTGATGATAAGGTTACAAAATGGATTTGTAGATTATACTTTAATGGTCCCACTAAATTTATTAGATTTCCTGAAATCGATGAAGAAGGAAATAAAACAGATAGAGGTCCTAAAGTTGCAATAAATTCTATAAATGATTTATATAATTTTAAAGACAAACTAATTGAATCTGTTAAAATGTATGATTAATAAAAAAACTCTCTATTGTTAATAATAAATAAGAAGCTCTAGAAATAATAATGATGAGATCCAGAAGATCATTAATTATGTTTGGTGCAATTACTTAAATTTCAAATAAACTACATACATTTTAAAAAAGAGGTGATTAAATGAGTAAACTATATAAAGTTATAAAACTACTTTCAGATAATTCTTTAATTGTTGATTATGGTAAAAATGATGGAGCTTATGAAGGAGAAGATTTAAGAATCTTTACTCCTGGTGAAGAAGTTGTTTTTCAAGGGACAAACTATGGAACTTTAGATTCAATAAAAGCTGATATAGAAATTGTCTCAGTATTTCCAAAATTTTCAGTCTGTCAAAAAATAAGTAGAAAAATAGTAAAAAGTTTTAATCTTAGCAATTATCTCACTAGAGAAATTGAAGAAGTTCAAAAGTTAAATATGAACAAAGAAGAAATTTCAAATACTTTTTATAGGGATACCAGTCCAATTAAGTTAGGAGATCTTGTTAAAATTTTAAAATAAAGTATTGCGTATTTAAAAAAAATATGATACCATAAATGTACTAAGATTACTTTGCCGCTACCTAGGGTAGGCACTAATATAGTGTTCAGGCTATCGTCCAGTACATTTAAATGTGCTGGATTTTTTTTCTTTTTAGGAGGACTTTTATGTCTTATGATAAACCTTTTAAAACATATGATGAACAACATCAGAAACTGGTTTCAGATTATAAAATATCATCTATTGATAAGGATTTCGAAATAGAGATACTTAAAACTTTTTCCTATTATAATATTATTAATGGATATAAAGAAATATTTATGAGTAATAATATTTTTAAAAATGGTACTACATTTTTAGATATAATTGAACTGTCTATTCATGAAAAATATTTTCTTACAGTTCTATTTAAATATAGTACTCATGTTGAAGAATTTTTTAAAGTAAAGTTAGCATATTCAATTGGTAAAAATAATACAGAAGACCATTTAGAGTATTTAAAAGCTAAATATTATGCTATCCCTAAAAAGAGACGTGCTAAATTTAAAAGTACTGTCAATAAAATTAAAGAATCTTTTGATACAAAAGACCAACCAACAAGACATTATATAGATAACCATAATCATATTCCACCGTGGATTTTATTTAAAAATGTATATTTCAATAATGTTATTGATTTATTTACATTTTTGCTACCATCTATGGAAAAAGAAATTTTAGATGATTATAGCTTATTTGCTAATCTTAATGTAGTGCCAGATTTAAAATCTAAAAATTTCAAAAAAATGTTAACTATAGTTAGAAAATTTAGAAATAAAATTGCTCATAATGCAAAAGTTTTTAATTATAGAGTAGACCCAAAAGATGAAATTGTCCACCATGAAATACAAGGAATTCTTCCAGCTTATTTTTTGAGTTTTAAAGATATAAATAATGGGATTGGTCGAACAGATTTATTTGCAATGATATTTTCTATTATAGTACTATTAGATAATAAATTTTTAAGAAATTTATTTTTACAGGAATTAAAAATTGCTATTACCAATATAAAGCAGATTAAATATGGAGATACTTATTTAAGATTAGCGAATTTCCCTTTGGATATTGAGGACAGAATAGATTCCATGATTAATCTTTTTAAAATAAATTAATAAAAAAAATACCCCTCTCAAGTTCGTAACTCTAAAGGGGTTAAAAAGAGTGTGTCCTCTTTTTTGTTCATCCACACAAATTATAACACACTCTATTTAAGTACGTCAAATTAAAAGGAGTGTGATTTTTTTATGAGAGCAGCAAATGGAATGGGTACTGTTTCAAAATTATCTGGAAAAAGAAGAAAGCCATGGCTTTTGAGAGATAATAAAAGATTTAATGAAGAAACAGGAAAATTTGAAAGATTGGCTCTGGGTGTATTTGAAACTAAGAAAGAAGCTGAGATATACCGAATAGCATATTTTACAAATAACTTAGATATGCTAAAAAAGACTGATATAAAAATACATAAGAAAAAAGAGAAAAGTATAACTTTTGAGCAAGTATATAAATTATGGCTCAAAGATAAAGATGTAAACAAAGGGACTTTAAGCAACTATGAAACACAATTTAAAAGAAGTAAAAAACTACATAAAATGGAAATGAAAGAGATTAATGGTATTTTGCTTCAGGATATATTTTATAGTTTAGATCTAACCAATAGCACTTTGAGAGTTTTAAAAAGTTTCTGGAGTATGATTTTTGATTTTGCTATTTTAAATGATATGTGCAGCAAGAATTATGCTAAGTATTTAAAAACTAAGACTGTTGAAAAAGGTAATAAAACAAGTGATAGAGAAAGAGTTATTACTCAAGAAGAATTACAAGTTTTATGGGATAATATAAGCAATAATGAAACTAACAAACATGGAATAATAGATATGGTACTAATCCTGTGTTATACAGGACTTAGAATAAGTGAGTTATTAAGAGTAAAAAGAAAAGATGTATATTTGAATGAGTATTATTTTGAAGTAGAAAAATCTAAAAGTAAAGCTGGAGTCAGAAAAGTTCCTATCGCAGATAAAATTTTAGATTTGTTTAGAGCTAGATACTTTAGTAAAGATACATTTTTATGGCAAAGATTAGATGGTCTTGAATATGATTATGATTCTTTTGATAATCATTTCAGGATATTGTTTAGGGATCTAGGATTGTCTTATCATAGTTTACATGATACCAGACACACATTCGCTAGCTTATTATCTGATAATGTGGCTGACAAAGATGCCATCATTAAAATCATTGGTCACTCAAATTATAAGACTACATCAGATGTTTATATTCACAAAGAAATCAAAAGATTAAAGAAGGTAGTTGATGAAATAAAATAACACCTAAAAACCATTAAAATTGACTTAGCTAAAATTAGATTAAATTTAATGGTAACAAAATGGAAACAAAAATACCCTTCCCCAACAAAAAAGCCCTCAACTTTTTACAAGTTCGGGCTTTTTTGTAGAAATTAAACTATTTTTAAAATATGATTTCTAAAGTATCCTAAATACCATTAATTCAAAATTTAAGTGTAGTGTAAATTGACTTAGATTAATTTTGATGGTATCAAACTGGAAACAAAGTAAAATTAAAATAACAAATGTTATATAACAAAAAAGCAGGAAATTAATCCTGCTTTATTTTTGTATTTTCTTCTAGCTTTGTATCATTTTTATTTATTTCTTTTATTTGATTTTCTAATTCTGTAATCTTTTCCTTTAAAATATTAATTTCTACATTTTTCTTTTTAATTTCATGATTTAAACTTTCATTAGTTTCTTCAATACTATTTTCTATTTTAGATATAGTTTTTCTTGAATTATCTGAATATAAGAACCAACCACAAGTACCTAAAATACCAATGTAAAAAACTATGCATAGTCCTCCCAATTTATTAGGTAGTTTCTTTTCAGTATCTATAAATAATTTTAAAAGACGTGGCTCCCTATGTATTAGAAAATCAATAATTACAAAAATTAAATATAATCCTACCAAAAAGACAATATTAAATATAATTAAATAAATTATTCTACTAAATGGATCATATTCTAACAAATCTTTTATTTGAGAAAAATTTAATTGAAAGAATAAGAATATTCCTAGAAATATTCCCATTATTGAGACTAAATCTTTTTTTACTTCCTTTGACTCATTATTAGTATTTTCTAATAAATCTTTAGATGTACTTAGTTGATCAGATAATCCTTTGAAAGACAATGAATAACTATCATTTAATTTTTTCCAATAGTTAATTCTTGCAATATCCATTGTTATATGATCATTTAATTTATTAAGTTGATCTAAGTATACGAAATCTTTCTCTTCAGCATATTCATAAAAATTCCTCATATTTTCTGCCAATAAATCTAAATTAATACCATTATTAAAATTATCTTTTCTTGTATCATTTTTAAGAGGTTCTAAAGAATAAGAAATATCTGAGTTTAATAATAAGATTGAAATATCAGAATAAAAATGTCTAAATCCATCATCATAGATTTTTTTAAAATCATTAAAAAGCTCTTGATAATTTTCTTTAGACATTTCTTTTGATAAGGTTTTTATACAATTTTTTAACTTTTCTCTTTTAATATCATTTATTTGTTTTTTATTTTTATCCATCGTTTCTTATCAACTCCAATGGAATAATTTTATCATTTCCTAAACCATCCCTAAAAATAATATCCCAAGCTCCTCCTTTTTGATGAGTTTCATCCACTAAATCCCAAGGTCTTTGAGTTGAGCGTCTGTCAATTTCTTCTAATAGAAATGGTTCCAAAATAATATCTACTGGATTAGGATCTGAATCTTCTGGAATTATTTTAAGAGATGAAAAAACTGAAAAAGTATAATATACTTCCCTTACAACTGGCCCAAATTGCCACGCTCTAATATTTTGAAAGAATAAAGCTTCATTTTCTCTTTGCAAATTAGCTCTTTGTAAAAAATATAGCATTTTTTGTAACTGTAAATTACTTATAGGAGTTCCACTATTTGCACATCTTCTCAAAATGAACCAAGCTAATTGAACTGCATCAAACATTTTTATTCCCCCTTTTAAATTATTTTTTTATAAAATATTACATATATTAACATATCTTTTTTACATTTTCAATAATAAATTATTTTTTTAATCAATTTATTTATAAAACAAGTTAATTCTTTTAATATTTAGACTAATAATAGAACAAAAAAGTCAATAAAAAAAGAGGGTAGGATTTTTCCTACCCATTTCTTCTATTACAATTTAGTAGATGATCATAAATCTTTTGATAATCTGCTTCCATCTTATCTCCTAACTTGGATATCATTGCTTTTATTTCATCTTTTTGTTTTTCAGAGCTGTTTTTTATTTCTTCAAGTTGCTTGTCTAATTTTTCTTGATCTATATAATATGTTTCCTTTTTTAATCTTTTGTTAATTTGCCTCATTAGATAATTATGATAGCCTAATATAACTCCACCAACTGTAATTAAAGATGTTCCAAGCATTCCTAATAATGTTAAAGTGATTTCTAATTCCATTAATCCTCCTTGTATGCAAACATCCCAAATGTTCTAACAGCTCTATACATTAACTGTCTTTTGAAAAAGCCGACCCCTTGTTCTTTCATAACTGCTAAAAATACTTTATCTGCTTCCTTTCTACTTACTCCCAAATTATGACCATTTCTATATAACCAATCATGAATAACAGCTGCTTTTGTATGGTCCCCATAAGTATTAATAACATTTCTGAAAATCCTAGGTACACTAGCTAAATCACACTTAAAACCTGCAGGTATATGAATTAATTTTTCTCCTATCATATATCTATAATCTTTTTCTAAAATAAAATCTTTTCCATCATAATATTTTAAATTAAATTCATCTAGTTCTGGCATGATACCCCTCCATTATCTTTTAAATTGAATATTATCAGCTGTTCCTAATTGAAAATGTACTAAATCTTTTTGTTTCCAATTTCCACCCCAAACTATCCCATACTTGTCAATTAGTCCTTCACTTTTTGCAACATCATAAATAGCTTTATAATATTTATAATCCCATCTAGCGACTATTTTTTCTTTTACTTCTCCAGTTTTCTTATCTGTGTACTTTTCTTTTTCCAAAACTGCTATATCAACAGCATACCCATATCCATCAGCTTTCACTTGGTGCTTTGATTTTAATTTATATCCATCGCACCAACTAACTTTACTTAGTTTATTTCCTTTTCCATCATATAAAAGAGTTCTTCCTTTTTGATATTCACGATTTTGTTCTTCAGCAGTTCTAACTCCACAAGTTATTTTAAAATCGTATGGAGATTCTTTTATTAATTCTTCCATAAAAACTACTAATTTTGGATGAACTCCATTTAATTTTTCTAAACTATTTTCAGATAAAACAAACATATATACCTCCTAAAAAAATGACCTTCTGATAGCCTTTTTAACACATTTAAAAAGAGGTAGCTATACTAAACTACCTCTAGTTTTTTAATTCCATTCTATTTTTTCTAAATCTTCAACTGTCTTAGCTTTTTCAATTTCAATAAAAATTGCTGTATATTTATTTTGAGCAGTTATAACTTTCAAAATCCATTTAAGATATACTTGATTTATATCTCCTAAAGTTATATCAGCTACAGAGTTATCTTGAAGTCTCCATTTTGTATTTAAAGATTTTAAAAATTCTTTTAATTTTCCTGATTTCATCACATTTTTTAACTTTTCTTCTAAATCAGAAGTAACAACAATTTCTAAGTCGTGTAAAGCTTCTTTTAAAACTTCTATATCTGTTGTTTCTGAAGCTATGTCTAATGCTATTTTTACTCTTATAAAATTAATTTCATCATAGTCCCGCATTTGAAAAACTTTTCCTTTATACTCAAAACTTCCAAATAATTTTTCTAGTAAGATAGCTTGAAACTTATGTTTAAAAGTTTTCTTTACTCCACTCATATCAATATCCCATTCATGAGAATTTGAATTCCAAGTATGGTATGAAGTTGGTTGAGGTACAGTTATAAGTTTTTTATTCTCTATGTACTCACCTTGATTTAATTGAACTTCTATTCCTTCTTCAATCAACTCTTGTCTTGTCATTTCTCTTATTGAGTTGGTTAAAGGATCATAGGTTGCATTTTTAAATGCTTCATTTCTTTCAAGAACTACATAATCCTTTGGATCTAACTCAGGATAATCTAAAAATAGATTATTATCCATCAAGTTTTTAACTTCGTTGGCTGTTAAATTAACAGTGAATGCGAGTCTCGATTTTTTCTCTTTTGTATAAATATAAAACATAACATTTCTCCTTTCATTTTGTATAGATTTTCAAATTTATTAACTTTTTATAGTTTTAAATAGAAATATTTTAAATTAAACTAGAATATTGCTCTAAGAAGTATAAA